GTAATTTACTAGGAATTTGCTCTAAGTCAGCTTCATTGATAGTTTCAATTGTAGATGTATCTAATATTGCCATTTTTTATTTTATATTTGATATCCATTTCCTGCTGCTATACTTGCTCTAGTAAGACTAATTAGATCTCTTAAATCATCCTTGACTTTACCTTCAGCACGTTTATCTATAGCAGCATTCCACTCATTATAACTTCTTTTGCTGGTATTATTATTTTCTTTTTCTTTAGCTTGACGTAAATCGTTTAAATTTTTCTTTTCAGATTTACGAAGTAATCCACGTGATTCCATAGTTGCAAGATTAGATTTTAAATTACCATATTTTAAGAGCGGGTTAGTAGCAAAATCTATACCATATTCTGCTTCATAAGCGGCATTATCTGCATCTTCTTGAGCCGCTGCAATTGCTTCTTCTGCTTCATCTTCTGCTATTTCAGCAATTAAATCATTTAATCTTGCTTCAGCACTAAGTGCTCTTCTATTTAATTCTTCTATTTCTAAATCTTTACTATCTATAATATCTTGTAAGGGGCTTCTATAATCTTCAAAATAATCAGTACTAGTTTGTATTATAGTAGCATGTGAGTTTTCTCCTTCTTTAGGTATGTCAAAAAATATTTCATTATAAAAATTAAAAAATTCCTCAATACTAACCGAAGGTTGATCCGTAGTTAACTCTGTAAATTCCGTATCTATTTTATTTTCAAATTCTATTTTACTGTAGATGGTTTTATTAAATACTATATCACCCTCATATTTATCAGGCATCGGGGTTTCCTCGTTAATAATAGGACGAGGGCGAGGTTTTTTTCTATCTTTTCGCCTTACTCTATTAAAAGTATCCCTAGGGGTACTTATTTTAGTATTTCCATAAGATCTAGCCATTACGATTTAACTACTTTAAAATAATAACTATCATCATATACTCTTATTCCATCATCATTTTCATGTTTAAATAAAAGTTTATAATACCTTTCTTCCTGTAAACCATTCATATATAATTTAAAAAACATGCCTTCTGAATCGGCACTTAATCTAGTAGTATCGCTAAAAGGTATAACTGTTTCTTCTGTTGCATAATCTACTAAAGAATAAAAAGAATTACTCGTAAAATATTTTACATCTAAAAAATTAGATGATGTTACAAATTTTCTAGTAGGATATAATTCTCGCACATTAAGTCTAAATTTGGGCTCTTCTACTGTTTTATATTTTTCTTTATTATTTCTTAAAGTTACATAAATTTCACCACTATTTAAAACATTATCAGCATTTGGCCCATCATGAGTAGAATCATCCCATGAAATATCCAAATATGGAGGATAAATTGTATGGGTATCCATAGAGAAAAAATTCAATTCACCCTCATCCTTAGCCGTAAACTCTTGAGACGCAGATCTTTTTAATAAAAATCCATTGTTAGGAATTGTACTAGGAGTACCTCCTCCTTCATTTTCAAAACCATAATGTTTTAAAAAGATTGAGGTTACATCTATATTTAAATCTAAATCATCATTAAATCCTAAACTTTTAGTTACCTCTAAACCTTCAGCACCAACCCACCAAACACCACCTCCTTTAGCTTCATCAATAAAACTACCTGTCTGGAAAGAGACAAAACTTTCAGTAGTCCATCCAGTACCAAAGGTATTAGAAAACGAATTATCACTTCCATCTCTAAATTTCCAAGAACAACCATTAGTAATTTGTGGTGAATTTGATAGTCTACCTGTACCATTAACCCAACTTTCAGCTAATCCATATACTTCTATATGTTGTGTTCCGGCTAATTCAGCGTGTTCGGTTTGAAAAAATCTAAGACTAGCGGTGACAATATTTTTATCACCTGCTTTATTATTAACAACATCAGTCCACTCCGAAGTTTTAAATTGTATTAATATCCTACTAGGATAATGATTTAAATCAGTAGTTGATTCAGAATCTTTTAAAGATAAAATTTCATCTAACCCTGTGTTCAATGATTGTTCAGTAGGGTGTGAAAAAATAGTTGTATCTTTTTCAGGAAATATAAAGTAATGTGGCATGGTTATCTAGTTATTCTACCTATAATATCTGTATTAGGGTATTTTAATTCAAAGATTGCAGGGTCTACTGGTGGGTAAATAATACCTTTTCTAGTAGCCGCTTCAAAATTATATTTAAATTGAGAATACCCTGAATTTAAGCCAAATTTATTTGAAAAGACTATGTTAGAAACGTTTTGTACTCCTTCGACCCCAAATAATATGCTTGATACATCTCCTATTATTAGTGGTTGGTTAATTTGCCAGTTATCAATATTAAAGAAGTCTCTAAGAGCATTTACAGATCTTATAAGGACAATATCATTATTAAATCCTGGTCTTACTTGTAAATCAAATTCTACTTGAAAATTTAGTGTTGATGCGTCTTTAATATTAATAGCATCAGTCAACATTCTAAATTGTTCCATATAAGTAGCTAAATTAATTTTAGCAGCTTCGGGTAATGTTGTTAAATTTTTTCTTAAATCAAACCCTAAAACATATAAATTAAGTGCATTAGGGTTAGCAATTCTTTTACTTGTTTCTAATGAAATTTGGTTGTCTTGTGTAATATAAGCTTTAGCAATATTACCAAATTTAGAGGGCATTGATAGTGCTCTAAATATATAATCTTCTTTAGTTACTGTTCGTTTTTGGGCAGCAAATTGAGCAGTAGTGTTTAATCTTATATCTTGGGGAGAATCACCTGGCCCCCCACCTAAAGCCGGTCTAGGATTATTACAACTTAAAGAATTTTTTGCATCATTAAAAGTACTACTATCTAAATTACCTCTTCGTGGTACAATAGTTGCATTTCCTATTCTATTTATTACGTTTGCTAATGCATTAGACTTAAGACCTCCTCCTACCATATAAGTAACTGTTAAAGTTGTATTAGCTGGGGCTTCACCATAAGCTTTTGTGTATAGGAAATTAGAAGGATCATATGCTCTGTCAAGTAAAGATCTACCGTCTGCTATTCCTAGCCCTATATTATCTGGATTAGGAATAATTGTTGTATCATCACCTCCAGTAGATCCAGCTCCAAAATGGATTTCTAATTTTTTATTTGATCTAAATCTAGTAGTAAATCTTTTTGATACTTTTTTAGTTCTTAATAAATAAGGAACCTGACCACTATATTGTGGTAAATCTGGATCATAAGCTTCTGAATTATTTACTTCTTCAAAAACTGTTTCTTGAGCTAAATATGGAACTTCTGTCCAACTGCTACCTTCCGAATCTACTATTGATTGTATACCAATTATATTGCTATCATCTAAGGATAAGGTTTTAAATCTTTCAGCATTTCCTACTGTAAAAGTAGCTGTTTTTAATTCTGCACTTATGGCTTTTACTGTTTTCTTTAGTAAAAAGTAATCAGGTTGAGTACCATTTAAAGAATAAACAGTTTGCTCAGTAGGGTCTGCAGAAGAAGAAAAAGTAAAATCTACATCATCTTGTATTAGATACTTTATATTAGTACTATTATTAGGTAAAAAATTCGAATTTCTTAGTACTGTATAAGCATAGTCATAATCTGGTTGTCCGTCTCCTTTTGCTGGTATTTGTTGAAATAATTCTAAATCTACCACAGCAGGTGTTGTAACAGTAGGGACATAACCTAAATTATAAGCTAAAGCATATAAATTTTCATTTTCTTGGGCATATTGTAAGAATACTTCTTGTATTTGAGAATCAGTATAAAAAGAAAGTACATCTCCAATATAAGAGGCCATTTCAATAAACATAGTTCCTGGACTACCTTCAGTAAAATCATTTAATAAATCAGGATAATAAGTTTCTGCCAGTGAGATTAAAGCATTTTTAAAGTCGCTAAAATCTTTATCTAAATATCTTACTGGTTTAGTGTTAGGTGTATTATTTGATGTATAAGCCATTAATATCCATTTTGTGAGGTTGTAGTTGATGAATCCGTATTAGTAAAACTTAAAGATACTGAATCTTCTTCACTATTATTAACTAAACTATAATTTACAGTTACAAATAATATATGCCCTTGAATTCCACCTTGCTTTAAAATAATATTTTTTATTTCTATTTCAGGTATATATTGTTCTACTTGGGGTTTAACTATAGCTCTTAATTCATCTCCTGCTATTTCAGTTTGTTGTTGGAATAATCTGTTTTTTAATCCAGCCCCAAATAATGGTTGATTTAATCTTTCTCCAGGAGATGTTAATAATACATTTATTAATTTTGATCTAGCATGGTCTTTAGTAGTATAATCTAGGTCAAAAACTTTTTTCTTATTAAAAGGTAACCGTATTCCTACTGCAACTTTTTCATCTAAGTCAATAGGATCAATTTTAATAGGTTTACGGAGTTTTATTGCCATTAGGGTCTAAAATGTTCTTTCTTTTTATCCATAGCATTCATTAATTGGCTATAGTCTTTATTAAGGAATTCATTTACAGGATCGTTAGCAGCAAAAGTTTCTTCAGGAGAAGGAGCTAATGCTGTTTCAGATAGTAATGAATCTAGTGTGCCATTGCCCGTATTAAATGAGGGCATTTGCTGTTGGATTTTTTTTCTAAATTCTTCTTTAGTGGCATCCGGTTTAGATTCTGTAACCTGGGGTTTAGGGTTTTGACCTAATTCCTCTTTTAGTAATGCAATTTCACGCCTTAAAGCATAGTCTATTTCTTCTCGCACAACTTTTCTAATTATTTTTTCAAATGCATTTAATTTCATAATTATTATTTTTAATAAATATTAAATATTTTAACTTATTGTTCTTCTATTATACCCGTTTCTAATAAATCTGTTCCAGGACCATCATCTCTTACTTCATAATATATTTTTCTTGCAGGGATTATTAAATCTTCTACTATAGTAGATAAATTATCTGGGTTAGATAAATATTCCTGTAACGTAGTTCCTGCTAACGGAGTATTAGTTTCTTGGTCTCCTGTAGTAGTATCTTGTAATTCGGGAAGATTAAGTGATTCAAAATAACTACCAAATAATGTTATTATTTGATTTAATATAGCTGTTAAAGCATCTATAGTAGCTTGTATAGCTTCTATACCCTTATCTAAGGGGCCTGTTAGTTTTTTGATTTCTTTATTAAAGTAATCTTCAGCTTTTGGAAAAATTTCAAAAGCATCATCGAACTTTTTTACATTATCTTTAACCTTATCTTTTATTTCTCCACATTTATTAATTATAGTACCACTTGCTGTGAGTGCTACTTGAGTAGCTAGTATACCATCTATAACTAATGGAAGACCTCTTAATAATTGTATTAATTCATCAAATGTATCTACTATGTTAGTAAAAAAACCTAATCGATTTTTAACTTCATCTAATTTAAATTTAATACTTTCTAATTCTTCTTTTGATCTTTCTAGTTTTAAGATTGCTTTTTCTAAAATATCAATTGTTCTATTATAGACTTGTTGTGCTTTAAGTAAAGTATCTGGATCACCTGTAGCTAAACCTTCTAATTCTGCTTTAAAACTTTGGGGTGAAGGAATATCAGAATCAAATTGTTCTTGGGCTCGTTTTTTAGAGGCAGCTAATATTTGATCTTTTGCACCCGATAGTTCATTTGAAGCTTTATTTAATACACTATTTAAAATATTATTTATCATTTTATAAATACATTTTTACTATCTATTTCATCTAAACGAACTTTAATTTTAGCTAAATCTTTTAAAATTGTTTGTGTTAAACTTAAATTAATCGCAGGATTAGGACCTTGCAAACCTGAAGTTTGGGGATACTGAATTTGGAAAAATAATTCTAAAGCACCTATTAAATCTTCTAATATTAACTTTAATTCTCTACTTCTAACAGCTGGTATGTTTACATCCTGGCCATTTTCAATAGGTCCTATATATACCTTAGATGCATTTAGAAATGCGTCATTTTTACTATTAACGTGAAATTCACCATCTGTTTTGAAAACAAATAATTTTTTAGCAGAAAAAATACTATCATTTCTTCCATTAAATACTAATCTATCACTGTCAATTAATATTTGTTTACCAACATATTTATCTTCTTGTATAAATTCAGCCATATTATACTAATAATGCAAGCCGTCTGGCTTCTTGTTTTAATATTGGGTCTTCCCATCTTGCATAAAAACCTCGATTAGCAAAACCGACTCTTCTTTCTATATTATCTCGATCCACATCTATTTGTTGTAAAAATGTAGGGACATTAAATAAAGGGCAAGGTTTATTAGATACCTGATTATGTCCTAATACCTTAATATCTGGGTATGTTTCTATATATCTTTTAATTAATTGTTTAAGTCTAAGGATTTGAATTTTAGTTATATTAAAATTTAATAAATTAAGATCAATTGGATTCTGTTTAGCTGCTACTGCGGCATCATATTCGGGTGAATAGCCTCCTGTCCAAGTTAAATGAATGCTCTTAGGATTAATACCTTTAGCTCCATTAGTTGTAACTTTATCATCATATATACGCGTAGGATTTCCTTCTTGGTCAATTATCCAATGATATCCACCGGTATTCCAGGGACCCCCATCATTAGGAACATCTCTGTCGTTAAAGAAAAATCTAGTTAAATCAGCAGCATTCCAGGAAGAGGCACATCCTGCTGTGTGTATTACTAAATATTTAATATCTCTTTTATTGGTTTTTTTCATTGATAAAGTTCTATCAGGTTTGCCTAATCTTAAAGTTTTTCCTGATTTATTTTTGAAAAATCCTATACCACCAGATTTCCATGTATTAGCGGCTTTAATATTTATTTGAACATAATCTCCTTGTATAGCTGCTTCAGCTGCTGAACCATCATCCTCTGTAGGTTGAGAAACATCAGGTTGATTTTCTACTTCTTCATCATATTCAGTACCTGCTATTTCTATTGATTCCATATCAAATCTTAATAAGCCTTCTTCTTGTGCTTCATCTAATGCAGCAAATACAGGATTAGGATCAATTGATGGTTGTTCTTGTTTTTGTTCTGCTTTTCTTTCTACTACGGGGGCAGAAATATTAAAATTTATAGGTTGTATTACTAATTCTTCTGAAGATAAAGTTTGTGGTATAACTTGAGCTGGTTTAGCACTAATTTGTTCTAATGGTTTTACTAATGGCTCATAAGTTGAATTTAAAGAATCAATGTTAGTAGATGTAGCATCTATAGGTAAACTTTGATTTTCAAGCATATAAATAGAAGCGGCATCATTAGTAACGTTTTCCTGACTTCCATTTCCTAAACTTAATACCATAGCTTTATCACCGATACTAGGATTCCCATCATCTGGGTCATCTGTAACTCCATTACTAATAGCATTAGTACCAGTAGGGCCCGTGGTAGTAAAACGAATTCGCTGGCCATTTTTTCCTTCCATAATAGAATCCCCTTCTCCGGGAGCAAGAGGATTTAAATCAGCATTTTCCTTAAAATAACCTCCTAGTTTTGTTTCTTCTACTTCATCATTCCCTACATTAGATGATCTTTTGGGTTTAGATTTTCTTGAATTAGCTTGAGTAGGTAAAGCATTATTAGAGGAATTATTATGAACTGAAACAGTACCCCCATATCTATATTCTGTACTGGAAACATCCCCTTCTAAATCATCATAATAATCATTTCCTACTGGGATTTCTTCAACTAACATTACAATTTCTCCTATTAAAGGATAAGTAATATTATTTATTGAAAGAGGTTTTGCTTTATAAGTAGCATTTTTATTTGTTACTTCAGTATGGAAACCAATAGGAGTAAAAAATATAGTACCAAGGGGAGTATCTTCAGAAGATATATATGCTGGGTGTTCAGTTGACATAATAATATCAACTATTCTACCCATTTTCTTACCTGAAGTAGAAAGGCCAGTACTAGTAGTTATTGAACTACCTTGATTACGATTCTGTTTTAGACTCATCTTTTACTACTTCTTCAGCTATTTGTTGTAACTGTTTTAATTCTTCATCAGTAAGTAATGAATCTCCACCTCCAGTAGCAGAATTGTTAGTTATTCTTTGGATAACTGCCATCATCTTAATTAAGTGTTCATCATTTTTAACACCTATTTCTAAATATTCCTTTATAAGAGGAACTACTACAGGGGCATCACCTATATTCTGTATTAAGGGTTTTAATTCAGCAATTAAAGAATTAACTTGTCTATCTTTTTTCTTACTATTATTATATATTTCCTTAAATACGTCAGATGCTGTTTTACCTTCAAATATTATTGTATCAAGTGGATTATTCATGGTTATAAATATATCCAGTTTCAAGATATTCAGAATAGCAATCTTGATAAACTACTTTCATCTTTTTTACAACCTTTGTTATAATAGGAGTTTCTTCACCTGTTATTTCTCTAATAAAAATATAAATAGCTTTTTTATTAAAAATTTCTAGGTGTTCTCTTTTTTTAAAAATAGTAAGTATAGCATCTGCAACCCTAATTTCTTCTGGTTTTTTAAACATTCTGTGGATCTTTACATCCATATAGGCAATAAATAAATTTAAAAAATCTACCTTTTCAGCTCTAGTTTCTTGAATACTAAAATTATTTAATATAGTATCATCAGTATCTACATCTGATAAATCTGCTTTTCCTTTCTTTTTAGCATAATTCTTATTATTATAAAGAATTAAATAGTTTTTACCTACAATACTAAAATAAGAAAAGGCTTTACCCTTACCTACTTTAAAGTAATGGAGTTTTTCAAGTAAGAAACAAATAACCTCATGTTTTAAATCCTCGAGATCATCTACTTCCGTATAATAAAATTTAAAGGTATGTATAAGGTTTTCTGCTAATTTATAAAATGAGTGATGGATTCGTTCATTATAAATTTTATTTCTTAAAACCTGATCTTCACTAGCTAAATATTCAATTATAGCTAATTCTGTGTCTTCTGTAAAATATTGTCTTTTACTTTTACGTCCTCTTTTTTTCGCCATTTAGATTAGCGAAGGCGAAATTCATTTAGTGCCTCCTGAATCTTCTTAACTTCGGTGAAAAACCAACCTATTTCATCATCCGCTATAAAAAAACCTTTATCATCAATTTGGTTTAATCTACGATTACAGTTATCTATAGCTTCACTCTGTTTTGTTATAAAATCTTCTAACTCTTCGTTTTTTTTAATAACATTACGGATAGCAAATCCTGCTACAATTAATAGGGCTGATAGTATTGCAATTATAATTTCCATTAGTCTGTAAAGAATGAATCAATAATTGATTTTGTTTTTTCGTTGAAATTAGGATTATTTTCTACGTTTATCGCTTTAGCTTTCCTTATAGTCTTATCAGCTTTGGAAGCATTAGCGGGTTTAGATTCTTTGTGTATAACCGAATTTCCAGAACTCCAAATTTGGAATTCTATTTCTTGGGCTGTTTGGATTGCTTGGTGAATTAATAATGGTAAGTGGGTTCTAAATTTAGTTTCTTTTTGGCCACTATAAAAGTAAAATTTATTACTTTCATCAAATAATCCTTCTTGGTTTCTAATAGCTAGGTATTCATTATGAGATATTTTAATACCAGCATCTTGGAGGAGATAAATAGTACGATCATAAACTTTCATGGCAGGTACGTGTTCATTAAATTTATATACCATACCTAAGTTTTTAACGTGCCAATCAGAATCATTTTTAGTAAAATACTCGTTATTCCAATCTCCTAATTTACCTAATTGACAAAATAAAGATACAAAACCTC